TTTTTTTAATTCGTTCGACATATTGTTTAACATCATAAAAGTTTCATTATTTTATTCAATTATTGATGAATGTAACTTACATTTAATTTTTTTATGTATATGACTGACATAAATGGATTTTTTTGTAAATTCGCATAAACACCGCTCACACACATGCACAACCATTATTTTATATATTATATCGATATATTTAAATTATTATTAATGCTTTTTGATGCTATTTTTAAATTTTATTATTTATTAAAAAGTAACAAGGTTAATTAATTTATTTTGTTTTTTTGTGCATTTTTTAAATATTTTTTCTTAAATATACATTCATATTTTTTGTCAAGATATTCATTTTTTTTAATTCACCATCAATGTACTCCAATGTTTTTTTAAATCTGATTATTTCTTTGTATTGCTCTTCAAACAATATATATTATATATTATATTATCATTTTGTTGTTCTATGTATGATAATTGTTTGTGATATGTTATCAAGTAATGACGTATTATTATTTTCCATATGCGTAAGTATGATTATTATATCATTATAAAATAATCATTTATTTTTAAATTTTTGTCGCGAAATAAATTTGATAAAAATAATTCAAAATATTCGCGGCGTCTATTCTCAATTTTTCATAACAATTATGACAAAAATAATGTGGATAATCCAATTTTAAATTTATGTATTTTATGTATGCCTCACAAAATTATATCGCTCTATTTTTCCACATGTGTACATGCATTTTTTGCACTTGTCATTATAATATTTTTATGTTTATCATATTTAATGTTGTCAAAACATGGAAATGATGTTTCGTAATATTTTGATGTTTCATCTAAAATTAGAACAAATAATTTAATTAATTCGTGCGATGAAATATTCAAATTTAATGATATTTTATGTAATAATTTTAATTTATCGTCTGGCATTTCTAACAAAAAACACGCATCAATAACATAATATTCAATTCCATATTGTTCTCCAACGCAATGAATTTGAAAATGTGTTTCATCGTAACATCCAAAATTGTTATTAGAATTACAATATATGTTTATTTTATCTATTAATTTTAAAGATATTGATTGCATGACACGATTATCATGTTGTGTATATTTTACATTAATATGCATAGAGTCAATAACGTCCACAATATTTTCTCCTAAAATATCAATAACCTTGTCATTTAATTTTAACATTTTTTTTATTTCTTTACATTTTTCCATGTCTAACTTTTCATTAAGTTTAATTATTTCTTTTTCTATGGCGCATATAATTGTTGATTTTGGCATTATTTATATTTAAATTATTATATTATGGAAATATATTACAATGCATCATAACATATTAATAAATCAATTTTTTGACTAAATGTGCAATGTTAATGATATATTTTTCATCATATGTATCAACATAATATTCTAAACATTTGTGCATAACATCATTAAAATACTCATTTTCATTTTCTTCTACACAATATTTTATTAAATTTATCATCTAATTTCAACATATTTTTTACTTTATCAAGATTCTTATTACTAACTAATTTATTAAGCTTCGCACATGTTTGTTCAATAACCTTTAGACAAATATTAATATTGTGTGCAAATATTATATGTCTATTAATGAACATTATTGAATTTCCGTTGTATTTAACTAACTCTAAACACAAATTAATATATATAATATCGATATATTTTTTAATGTTTATTTTTCAATATAATTATTCATAATATAATCGATATGACGAATAAATTTCTATTCGTATCTAATAAAATATATCAAACCAATAATATTTTTTCATTTATGTGAAAAATATAATCGCTTATTTGTACAATTTCTTCAATGCCATACATCTAATTGTTTTTCTAATACTTCATCACTAATATGTTCATTTTAACTAACAGCTTCTGTACAAATAATTATATTATTTTTAATGCACATTATCGCATAACGAAGATTTATGATTGCATTTAAACACAAATTTATACTACTAAAAGTTAAAATTCCATGATAATTTGTCAACATTTTTTTCCATATATTTTAGCATCATTCCATTATTAATAACATCTACACAAAAATCATAATTTTCGTTCGGTTCGATAATTTCTAAAATGAACTTTATTGTATTTTATTATCATCTAAATAATATTATGCATCAATTGGAAGTTTTATGTTTGCTAAATTATTACCATCATCTAAAAATAATGAAATATTATTTTTTATTCGTAAAATAAAAGTCTACACTATAATAAATATTTATTGGATTAAATTTTCTAAAATATACATTTAATCCTATTTTATATGCATCTACATTAGTTGTATATAATGGTCTATTTCCTATAATTTTGTAAAATATTTCGCCTTTTATGTTATCATTAATTTGTTTACCCGTCACTATTTTATGACGATTTGTCTTATAAAATTCAGTCGTAAAAAATAAGTATTATCCCTTATTTGCTTTTATTTTTGGATATTGTTAATATCCATGTAAATATGCAAAGTACCTTCATAATTTTTTATGATTATGTATAACTATTTTAAATAAAAAATTATGAATCGTTGTCAGATATTACTTTTTGTAATTCTTTAATTTTAGCTGCAAGTAATAAAAGTGTATCATGATCATTTTTAACATTGTCAATAAATGGTTCTCCGAATGAACATCCGCACAATTCATTAAAAATATTATCCGTGAAACTTTGATTTGTACCATTTAAAGAAGTTACAAATAATTGTTCTGTCATGTAATGTTGCTCTATTTGCGTCATTTGTTGTTTATCTTGAAGCATTAATAAATTTGTTTTAATATCATGAACTTGACGATAATTTTCATTTTTTGGTTCAACAGTATCCATTAGATCATATAATTCTTGCGGTGTGACTATTGAATATTTATTAGCTCTAAGTTCTTCAAAATAAAATGTAATTAATTCATATATTAAGTTATTATCGTATTTTTGTGCTTTTATTACATGTTCGCATGCATCACTAACATTCATTTGTACCAACTGTTTAATATCTACTCCCATAGAAATATTTATCGAAAGAGTTTTGCATATGTCAGCGATAATATACTGAACAGAATTATCAAATGACATTAAATTGAACAACAATTTATGGGCAAATATCTTATTATTTGCTTCTTTAAAATTTACAATACTGTTGTCATATAAATTATGTTTAATAAAAACATATGAATTAGACATAATATCAATAAATTTTATTCCATTTTGTTTATCATAAAAATATATGTTAATGTGTGAATCTGTGTCATATCCAGCCAATGTAATACTTTTTATTTTATGTTTATTGTGCATACATATGTATTCTTTTCTTTGTCGCAATATGATATATGTATCAAATTTATACGAATAATCACCTTCAATATTCCATGATGAACTAAATAGCGATAATTTAGGAACCATATTTATATAATGAATTTGTTATTATGCATTATATTATAATGTATATATAATATATTATATTTTCATTTTTTTGTGCATTATAATAATTAAGTTACGTAATGTACATAAAATATAATGTATTAAACATTATTAGTCAATATATCTTTTAAATAAACACACAACATACATCAAATATAAATTATGTCTATCGATTGTACTGGTTTAACTGAAGCTTCTGTATTTGATGATTTATACAATAACTTATCGTTATATCTTAAATGTAAAAAAAATGAATATTATTGCATCTTTATTATTATTTATATTATATAGATATAAATATACTAATGATGTTTCAACAAATATCATTAGATTGCGATACTTATACAAATTCAGAAAATGAATCGTCGTCTACTCGTAGTTTAGATGCAGAACTTTCACCACCACCACTATTACCACCAATTTTACGTCGACAAAATGCAATGATTATTCTGAATGCACAACATAAAACTCTTGGTGGTCAAGATAATAATACGTTTTCACATCTAGGCAATCAAAATATGTCTTCCATTCCGACTATAATTCCTGGCGAACAATATAAAAAAAAAATTAATGGTAATCAAAATACATATAAACAACGTAGATTATCGCGAGAGTTATATATTTTAAATAATAAAAATATACAACGATTTGACAAAATTGGACAACAATCAGATAATCAAAATTATCAATATATTGATAATTTAAATAGACAACAAAATATGTCGACAATACAATTACCACCAATAATTATGCATAATAATAATTTAACGACTAAACAAATAACTGAACAAAAAAAATTATAAATTTTTTTTAAACTCCAACATTTTTTTCATTAATTTTTCATCAAAATTTAATATATGTTCATCATTATCAATAGTAATCCAATTTGTTTTAGGTATTATGTCTTCTTCAGGTATTTTATTATTATCTAATAAATTTGGATTTGTTGAACGTGTCACTATAATGCCTTTTATTAATTTGTCGTTTAATAATGATCCTAACATTGAAAAAGTACTAATATTAAGAATTGTATATTTTGATTTAACTAAGCAATAAAATGCATCCCACCACGGAACGTCTAATAATTTAACGTTATGGTGAACTATATCGTTTAGTATAAAATGATTTACAATTTCTACATCGTCTGTTATAATATATATTTTAATTTTTTTAGCATATTCTTGTATAATTTTTTGATAATATGATGGTGCATAAATTATCCACGAATTGTCACCAGAAAATGCTAATTTTAATTTATCGCCATATCTTATATGAATTATCATGTAGTCCGTTTTGGTTATTTTTAATATTTTTTTTGAAATTATATTAGTATTTATGTTAAATATATTATTATGACGTAATTTTATTATTTCGCACATGTGATACATGTGTTTATAGCAAAGACTTTTTCTCGTAATCCAAATTAATTTATATTTATCATCAACAATAAAATCATCAAGTGAATCAATATTTTCACAATTAATTGTTGTGCGTTTATTTTTTGGCGTTTTATTTTTAATGTCATATATTTTGCTTAAATCGTTAATTGTTATTATTTTTGAAGATAAATTAGGAAATATTTCAAGTATATTTTTATCATGAACAATTTCATGATGTGATTTATGCACATATATATATATTTGTCCACCGTTGATATATTGAACATACAAACCTATAATTATGTCAAACATTTTGTTACCAAAACCGTTATATGATTTTATGACGATAGAACGCATTATTAATTTTGCGACATATAAAAATTAAAATTACAATTATTTTAAATGTGCATTTTTTGAACATCAAATAAACATTTAAAATGATTGTAATTTTAACATAGAATAATAATTAGCGATTTATTAAATAATTTTATCAACGCATGCATATATAAAGTTTCACTTGATGGTAAGCGAATAGTTGTTATTAATAATTAGCGCTATGATATAATTGTAAATCATATTATTAATAATATTCCAAGCGGATATGTTTTTAATTATGATGCACATAAATTGGATTCTGATTCAATTGCAATTGTAAATAAAATGTCAACAAATGATACAATAATTATAATAGAAAATAATGAAAGTTTTGTTTGTAAAAATCAGTATCCATAAAATTAGTATTCATATAATTGCCATTATCATCACAATTATTATCATCATTATTAATATATTGTATTGTTGTGTATATTAAGCCAAGTCATACAATGTATTTTGTTGCTAATGATATTGATTACATGTTGTATATTATTACATAAGCATTGTAAATATTCAATTTAAAAAAAAATGGAATAATCAATATATTGACATATTTAATGCTATGAATTAGAATAAAACAAACGACGATGTTCATTAAAATGATATATTGTTATTTTTATGATGAAAACAAATGCAGTTATGAATATACAAAAAACAAAATGTGAATTACGTTCAAAGTAATTTTATAACTGAAATTACAGTTGTTGATAAAAAAATAAAAATGTCAAATGATTATGATGTCGTGACTATTAAATTCTATTATGCGAGTGTTAAATGTGATGATAATGAAAATATGAAATATTTAACGCTTACGGAACCATGTTTTGTAAATGAAAACGATATTTTTCAAGATTATTAATTTTTATTTATTATATTTAATTTTTAGAATAAAATATAATGAAATTTAAGATGTCACTAAAACAAATAAAATAATTAATAACAAAATTTTTCAGCAATATTTTTTGTTAATCATTATACTGAAATATTAATTTTTCATGTGATTCAATTTCTTTAAGAATAGTAATCAATAGACGAATTAATATTTTTGGATTGATATGAAATTCTTCTGAAATTGGTTCTAATGATGTTAATTCATCTGCTGGTGTGTCATTGTGTGATATATATCATTCATGATTATATTCAGAATAATTTGAGTCGACCATTTTTAATGCATATTTATTTGATTGATCATATGGCGAAATTATAAATGTTGTGAAACCCGAACCACACTTACTACCACAATAACTAATCAAAACATGTGTTTTTAATTTTCCAAAAGTAAATTCGATCTTATTATCACGATTATGTGTGGTGTCGATTGACTTAACAATAACATCATCAATTGATTTAAAAAAAATTTAATAATTTTTGCTGTTTGACAATAACATTTTTATTATGTGTGATTTTTTTATGTGTTCCAATATTACATTTTGTTTTGCTTCAATAATAATATTATATTTATCATGTGACACTTTATTATTTGACATGTCAATTGTGCGCATATTATTGTTGTATTTAATATATCATTAAAATAACATACGCGTATATATATATAAATGATATATTTAATTTTTATTTATGATGTATTTGTTAAACGTTATGATAAATAAAACATATTGTTTAAATTGACTTGATGAAGTATTATGATTCACTAAATAAAAAAATATTAATTAAACTTTCACGCTTCTTCACCAACTTTTTCATCCCCAAGAAAACTTTCCATTTTTTTTCAAATGTTTGTCATCACCAACACGCATGTTCTTCAAAGCATCAACCAACGTCAATCCATCAATGAATTTTGTTGCCTGAGGTTCTTCTGCTGCTTGAGGTTTTTCTTCAACTTGACGTGTAAGTTTTTCAACAAGTGTCACATGAATCGAACAGTTTTTGAAACACAAAAGTGGAGACATTTCATTCGATGAATCATTTGCGATGCTCAACAATTTCATTTGATTCTGTGTCACGTTAATTCCATAACTGTCAGATACAATCAAAATGCGTTCAGTTGGATTAATTTTATGTGGAGAACGTGTGTACTTTCGTGTGCATGCATCATAAAACATCCCAGCCGATGAAATTCCTGAATAAGAACCTTTCATCAATTCTTCACCAGACGTAAACCGAAAATTTGCAACACAGTATTGTCCGTTTGTGTTTCCTGATTGAAATGTTGCGTTTCCCAATGGTTTCACAACAATTGCATAAACACATTTTGGCTTTAATTTGATTCCACTCCATTCACGCGGATCTGTAGAAATCCATGTCGCAGAATGTTCGTCTTTTTCTGTAAGAATTGGCAAGTTTACGCTTTTTTTGCCATTAAGTGTAATATTTTCTTCTGACTCAACAAAATCAACATTATCATCACCAACATCCAAAAATGTGTGATAATTTGTTTCTCCTGCCAAAACTGCATCATAAATTGGTCCAATCCACTCAAGTTTGATGTGTGTTTCTGGAGAAGCTGCTTTCACAAAACTGCTCAAGATAGCTTTGTTTTGAGAATGTATGTCGCTTGAAGAATGCATTTCCAAGCTAGACATAATTTCTTCAATCGCAATGTTCAATCTAGAAACAACGTCATTGATGATCTTGACATTGTCGTCTTCAGAACAAATCATGCTTCCCAACACTGGACCAATTAATATAAGTCCAATTAATCCAACTGGTTGAACAGTCAAAAATGACGTTTCAGTACCATCTTTGCTGTAACGTTGATACTTTTTAAGTGATTCACCAAATTGTGATGCCAAAACTTCATTACGCGGAATTTCATTAAAAATGATTGCCATCTGAGTTGATTGAAATGTGTCTGCAGTTTTAGCAACATGTGGTATCAAACGAAAAATTCCATCACACTCCGGTGAAAAAGTTGCAACACTTCGTGCTGTGTAACTTAGCCAATACTGAGCTTCCACGAGAAATTTCAATTGTGTTGTGTCTGGTTTGTTTCCGTCAATCGTCAATTCATTTGAAAGTGCAAACAAAATTGCAGCCAACCCACAACAAATACCATTTGCAACATGAGTAATGTCAAGTTGATTATTTCCATATTTTTGTGCTATGAATGACGCATAACCTTCTTTCATCGCCTTCAATAATTCAGGATGTTCATCAAGCTGAAATAATGGCAAAAGAAAAGAATGATCTTTTCTAAGCAAAAATTTACCATTTTTTTCTTTGAAACATTCAAGATAATGTTCACCAAAGTCAACAAAACATACAGGTTTTCCAGTAATGTTATTAGAACCGCCTTTTCCATAATTTGCAACAGTACCATGTCGCAAAATTTTGCATCCTTTCATCATGATCGCTGCGCGATTCAAAGGAATTTTTTGAGGCGTTCCGTCAATTCCAAACCCGTCAATCATTGGTCCAGATGTGACATTGTGTTTAAAAAAGTGGCGTTCCATCCATTGAACATATCCACATTCACCTTGTGCTGATTGTGAGCGTTTCGTGAATTTATCAGCCATTATAATGTTCGTAGTGTGTTGTGTGATTTGATAATACGTTATTGTAATCCACTTGAATATTAACTGACATGTCAATGTGTTATGATATTCAATTTTTTATATTGCGTAATCATGTATAATAAAAAATGAAAATTATATTGTATATTATTGTATTCATATAAGCAAATAAATAACAAACATCATGAATAATCTTAATGAAGTCTCAATTTGTTTTGCGTCACAATTAGGAAATTATGTGAATATTCTTCTTTTTCATGACAAAAAAAATAATAAATGGATGTTACCAACTCATAAAATTGATAAAAATAAATCTCGATGGAATACAGCATGTCAAGGATTTGCAGAAGGATATGGAAAATCACTTTTAGATCTTTCCATTGAAGAAAAATCATTAAAATCATTCATACATAATGATAACACATATGTATATTATGGATGTATACGACGAGTACTGCCATCACCAAACATCAATAAAATGGAACAACAACATATTGTAGATAAAATAAGATGGGTTAGATATGATGAACTAGACGATTATGATATAAAAGATTCCAGTAGAAAAATATTAAAATATATGGAAAATCATGTTATGATGCAAAATTATTCTTAATATTATTTTCATATTTTTTCAAGTGCATTGATGACATAATTTTTGGCACATATTTTATCACAATACATCGCCTTTACTTTATCATAAAATTTTGTTGGTATTTGTGTTATCATATTATGACTACAAATTAATTCTTGCAAACATGGATCACAAACAAATTCTCCTATATTTTTCCTTATATCCAATGGTAAATAAAATTTAGGCAATAAATCCATCCACTCAAAACTATTTTCATCAATTATCATCGGTTGTAAACTTAATAATTTATTTAGACAACAATTAAAATTAAAATTAATTAAATTAATTAAATTACTAAAATCGCGTGGCAAAAATGTTATTCTGTTTTGGGAACAGTTAAATGTTTGCAATTTGTGTAGCCGTCCAATTTTTTGTGGTAAAACTGTCAAAAAATTATATTCACAATATAATTCTGTCAGTTCAGTTCCTAAATTTGATGGTAAAAATATTGCCATAATAATATCCTAAATCATACATCGCATAATTATTTCCATTTTCAATGGACATTAAATAATATTTAATCATTTCTGGATATTGTTTTATTTTTTCATAATAGTTACCCAAATTGTACATCGACACATTATTGCATTTTTTGATTGCCATCATATAAAATTCAATCATTTTCGCATAATTTAATTTTTCTTCATAATAATTTCCTAGATTGTTCATCGAATTGCTATTACCATTTTTAGCACCCATCAAATAATATTTTAGCATTAATGACATTGCTTGTTCTGACTCTTTTTATGTCCGTGAATTATTTTTTATTTTTTCGTAATAATTTTTTAAATTATACATGGCATAAACATTTTCATTTTCCGCAGACATAACATAATATTTTTTCATAATAATCTCCTAAATTATACATCGCATTATGATTTCCATTAACAATTGCCATCATATAATATTTTTTCATTTTAGCACATGTTATATTTATATTTATGTCATGTGTTGTACGTTCTATTTTTTTGTACCTATTGGCATAAATTTTGATTTCTGATGCAAAATATTTAAAATTTCTTCATAATAACTTCCAAGGTGATTCATTTCGCAATCATCATTATTTTCAATAAGTGGCAAATAATATTCAACAGTTTCCATGCATACACAATCTGCAGCTTCAACACAACCACATATTGACATTATTTATTCGTTTTTTATTTATTGGCAGACTGAACGAAGATACATCTAACCATATTATAATATACGCAAATATATTACATATTCATTTTTTTGTACATAACCATGCATGATAATTAAATGACATATTTATTTAATTATATAAATTAAAGATATTAGGCAATGCGTATGTATTGATATGCATCATTTGGTAACGAATAATGACGTTTTTTAATTGGTTCGATGGAATCTAATGTATATTTATCACAATATATTTTTTCGCTTTTAGTGTCTAAATAACATTGTGCATCATCATGTATAATCATATTCGTCACATAACATTTTTTTTCATTATTTATGAATCGTATAACATCATCACCTTTATATTCGCAACATAATAATTGAATTATTCCTTTGACATTTTTATAATCATCCTCATCATATCCATCATATTTATGTTCTTTTAATGGTTCAATCGATTTTAAAATAATATTATTTGAACGTAATTTAGAACTTAAACCCACGGTTGAATAATATCCATCATCTGGTATTTTTATATTTGCTATAAAATTATGTGTCTCATTATTCATTTTATCTTTAATTTGTTTTCCCGAAAATGCACAACATGATTCAATAGCGTCATCACCTAATTGATTTCGTAAAATTTCATGATATGGTACTTCAGTTATTTTTGGTTCTGCAATTAAATTATCTTTTTTAACATGCGGAAAATAATATTTTAATGCGATATATACAGGTATAATTGTGGTGGCACATTGTATGATATAATTTGAAAACATATTTGTTATTTTTGTTATATTATATTATGTATCTTTTATGTGTAATAATTTATACATAAATTAATAATCACCGTCAGAATCACAATTAACTTGTTCATGTAAACTGCCGTCACATATATCATCATAATCATTTAATCCGCTAATTACAACAGTTACCGTCACGAATAATGGTTTTTTTAATACATGACGAGTACCTTTTGTTATAGGCGTCACTTCATGAAACAAATCAATTGAAAATATAATCATCGTATTTTCATTGCATTTTGATGATTCAAAAATTATTTTTAACGTGTTGTCTTTATCATGTAAAATTAAATCGCATCCTTCATACGGATTATTAATATCATGGTAAAATATCAAGCATGTATATTTATGATTATTATTTATTTGCGTATCGACATGATCATTAAAAAAATCACCTTCTTTATATTTTAATAGCGAAATTTTTTATGAATATAATAATTCTTCATTTATATCATTTTTTTTTCATAAAATCATCAATATCTTCCGTAAAAGTTACATCTATTTTTTGTTTACATGTTTTACTTGAATGTTTTGATTCATCTAAGACTAGTTTTGTATGGATACCAACAAGTGTTTGCTCATAATCGGATTCTTCAAATGTCATCAGTTTCGCATTTAAAATTTCACATAGTGGTAATTTAAATGTTTTAATTGTAGTCATGTTTATTATTTAAATAAATTAATAGTAGTAATAATATGTATATATTTCTTTTTTAACTTTTACCACATTTTCATTCTATGTTTTGGCTCCAAATACATGTTATCACCAGGAATTACATTAAATGCTTCATAAAATTTGTCAATATGTTGAACCAAATTGCCTCTAAAATCTGTAGGTGAATGAGGATCTACTGATAGTAACATTATTCGTCTTTCTTTGCTCACGTTTTGTTTCCAAATATTCGCCCAAGACTTAAAAAATATTCTACAATAATAATTCATATGATTTTCATCTTGCTCATGTTCATATAATTCTGTCATTAAACTTTTTAAAGATAAACTCATGCCGCCAATATCTGCTAAATTTTCACCCATGGTCAATTCTGGACTCATAACATGTTCTTTATTTTCATCATCAATATATTTATACCGATTAACACTTTCCACTACAAGATCACATTTTTGTTTGAATAATTTGATATCGGTATCGTTCCATAAATTATTTAAATTTCCATTTTCATCATATTTTCTACCATTGTCATCATAACCATGAGTTATTTCATGTGCAATCACTGCACCAATCCCGCCATGATTAACGCTGTTTATTATATCGTTATCATGTAACATATCGTCACCAATTTTATCGTAATACTTAAAATCAATATCCTCTATTTTTTCACAATAAAATGGTGGCTGTAATATGGCTGCGGGAAATACAATTTCGTTCTGTGTTGGCATAAAATACGCATTTACTGTTTGTGGTGTTATGTGCCACTCTTCCTTATCAAGTTTCGAGTTAAGTTTTGTATAAAAATGTTCATTTTGTCGCCATTTATCATATTTTTTTATAACTGTACATAAATCATCTCCATATTTTACGTCAAATAAAGAATAATCTTTGCATGTGTCAGGATAACCAATTTTATATCTAAATTTTGATAATTTTAACAAAGCTTTATTTTTTGTTTCTTCAGTTAACCAATCATTTGTTGTTAACGATGTTCCCATAGTTGCCAATATATTTTTTATCATGTTCTGAACTTTTTGTTTCGAATCTTCAGAAAAATGTGTTTTTACAAATAATTTTCCTAATAAATCACCGCCAATTGAATTCACTATATTTATATTTTGTTTGTCTTCTGTTTTTTGTTCAGTCTGTCCATTTAATTTTCGCTGATAAAAATCAAAATATTCTTCATTAAGTTCCTTACTGCAACAACTGCTAAATTTACTAATTATTTTATAGTGCACATATGATTTATAATTTTCTAATTTGCTATTATCTAATAATAATTTTAAACATCTGCGAATTCCATCACCATCATATGCTATAATATGATGTTCATCCGGTTTATTATCGCCATTATTAAAATTTGCTTTTAAATTGTCAGACAATATTTTTCGAAAATTAAATAATTCATATGCTTCTTCAAAAAATATATTGACGTTTGTTTTGTCAGCTTCGTCCTCAATAAAATAAGTTTTGTTTTCCTCATAATTTTCTTTTTTATCGTCCAAACTTTTTAATTCATTTATTTTTAAATATAAATTATCTAATGTCGTGTTGGTATGATACATGTCATAATGTCGCTGTTGTTCCATCGTCATCATATATTTTGATATGTTTGTTTCATGTTCTACCACATCATCAACAAATGTGTCATTTAATTTTACGTTACAATTTGATTCTAATATTGTTTTAGTTTTTTGCAAATGTTCTTTAAATTGTTCTAACTTGTCTTTGTGTTTTTCACTTAAATAATAATCACGTGACGGTAATGATAATCCACACGGCGTTACATCGAGTACAACTTGATTAACATCCGCAAAATTACTTCCTTTGTCAAAATCAATTACGTTTCCAATTTTATTATTTTGAGTATAATGTAAACATTTTGCTATATTTTTAATATATGTGTCGTTTTGTGATGTCTCTTGTAAAATATCGTTTACATGATTAATTTCATTTGTTATATGTTGTAACTTATTAATTTCATTATTCCAATCATTGAATCTCATTTCAGATGCATTCCAAATAGACAATACTTTTAGTTCATCGGATGATAATTCGTTAATGTTCTTTGTTTTTAGTTCTGCTATAATATTAACTTGTTTGTGTAGACCATCATCATGCAATTTCGTAAAACAGCCCCATGATGAATAATCACTTGGAATTTTATTATTTAGATCATTTAACCATTCACTATTGACATGTTGATAAAAATTTTCTTTTGGTGTGCACATTTATTTTTATGATGATTGACGTCTTTATATGTTATTTTATGTTATTTTATGTTACGATAAAATAATGCTACTTTTATGATTGCTACATGGGCTGTAAATGCTATTCATATGATGGTTATGGTTGATGTACGGTATGTGGTTGCATCGGCTTATCACAATATGGACACTCCACAATATTACTGTCCATGTCAGGATCGGGGATCATATGAATTACCATGCATACACCATGCACAGTTCCTAAACAACAGACAACAACAAACGTATAAATTTGTCTGCACCCAACAAAATGTTTTCTTTCAGCGGCAATGGCATCAGCGGAGGCGGTGGTGGCAGCGGTCATTGCATTACCAATACGTTTTTTGTTGTGACGCACTACGACCGTGATGGGTTTTTGAACATATTGTTTACTCGCGGACCTGATGGTACGTACGCATGTCCTGGTGGCATTGTTCACAAAGGGCAGCGAGCTTGGATTGCTGCGTCCAAAAAAATTCAGAAAAAGTGTAACATTCATGTGCCTGACGTTCGAAAGGATGGAAAAACATTTGACTCGTGGGATTACGTAGATGGTGACGTAACAACGCGCATCTTCAGTGTTGCCACGGACAAACCTGAAGAATTCGTTGGAAAAAACACAGCCTGGTTCAAGTACCACGAATTGTCTTCGACTAACGTCGATCAAAAATGTAGTGAGTGCTTGAGTAAATTCTTGTTTCAACATAACGTCAAACTATTGTTGATTGATGACGAATGACTTTGGAAACGAATGAAGTTTATCTCTGTCCTGTTCAACATTACTTTATCTTGTGTCGCCGAGTCGATATTTGCAACATTATCCATGAAATAAATGAAAACATATTTTTTTATCGACACATTACATAAGTGATCAAATACTTTAACAGCTTACATATGTTTATATTTTTTTCGCGACTCACACGTATTCTAAATTTTTCCTCAACTTTCATTTTTTTATAAATATTAAAATCATATATTCCGATACGCATTAAAATAATTCCGTTAGACATAAATAATATTCCGTATTTATTGACATTATTGATAACTTTTAATTGCGATGAAGTATAATGCATGTTAATGATATATTTATGTGCTGAGGTTTATTCATAATATTTATAAATTAATTTTTTTATATGCAATCTAAATATTCATTTTTGATTAATGTTTTGTAATCTTTTATTAGTTTTGTGTGTTCATCAATGTCATCTATTAACGGAATAGGTTTAATATTTTTCATTGGAATTATACATAAATGAAAATCGTTTGAGTATACTCCATTCTTATTTTTTCTGCATGACATTGTTGATGCACCATGATGGATTCCCAAAGATGCCCAATGTGTTGTACCATATCCTTTATATATTGCATCTATTTTTTGAAACTTCGATTTATTCGATCTGCACATTTTTGGTTCCCATGCCAATGTTTGTGCAAGTCTTGTTCCGTGTGAATATCCTTGATGTATTGTTCTCGAATTAAATATCAATAAACTTCCAGGAATAACAGGCACTCTTCTCGAATGTAATTTCCATCCGTCCATCATTTCTTTTTTTATTTTTTCATCAGTAATCGCACTAATATTTACTCCATGATTATCACTTGTTGGAATATTATTTAAAAGTGTGTGATATTCTTTGTTCCATGTTTTTGACCATACGGTCGTGTTCGATGTATTTTCTCCAGTTGAGTCCCATACATATAATATTCCTTGATATGAATTTTTACATCCTTGTTCATACCGTAAATTTTGATCGGCGTGTGGCCACAATTCTGGACTTTTAATTGGTGCACCATATGGAGAAAAAAATGGCAAATCAAAACTGACAGTTACATGTTCCTCATTATGCAAATGTTGATAAATTTTTTTGCATTTTTCATTTAATCGTAATTTCCATGCAAATTGTCCTTGGGGTATTCCTTTTAATGACATAAAACCTTTTTGAATTATTCCTGGTATTGATGACCTTGGCCACTCTAAATTATTTTTATTTAATTTAATTTTTTTAATAACGTCATATAATTTATTGTCAAGTATGTTATCATAATCAATTGAATTTAATAAATCATCACGCATTAATAATTCAGCTTCATGTTGTTCTTCATTTGTAAGTATGTCTGTCACGATTGCAAAACCATATTCATCAAGAATAGATTTTAAACGGTCTTCGTTTTTATATTCGTCATATGATATTGTTATTTTATCACAAATATGTTCCTCTAAAAATGGTGTTGTCATTTTATTTATATTTATTGTTATTGTTATTGTTTTAAATGTTAATTAATTATATTTCAATTGTGTTAATTAATCAATTTAAATATGGACCATAATGTTTTGATACTGCGCTTAAAATTAATCCAATTATTTCGTTCGATTATATATTTAATTTAAGTGATATATCGCCTAACAATTGTCTTTAATTTTCCACATAAATTCATCGACATTTTTAAAAAAATCTTCGCGGTTATCATAAAAAATAATTTTATTGTCATTATTATCTTTATTTTCCCACTCAATCTGTAACACAATTGACGTTTCATCACATCTATAATTATCAATGCATGCATAATTTATTTTTATATTATGCATCATCCAAAACGAAACAGACATCATTTTATTTTGTCTTATTTGTTTAACACTTAATATGTCAGTGTTTTTTTTAAATTTTATTAACTTTATCATTTGATTTTAATATTTTTTTTATAACTTTACGTTTATTAACATCAATCTCTTCATGCAACTCTGCGATGTTTTTTTCAATTTCACATATATTTTGTAAATAATTATCTTTTGTATCTTTTGTTTTTTTGACATTTTATTAATATTATGTAAATCTTCCAAATAACTTTCTATTTTTGACATGTTTTAATTGTGTTACATCGTATTGTTATTTTAGATATTATTTAAATTTTTTTCATTTTTTTGTTATAAAAAATTGAAAAATAAAATTTATTATTAAATAACACTCTCATAATGCATAAATATAATGGACAACAAATTCATTAAAATACGTGAATTTACTTTTACTTATGGTGATAATATTATGATTGATTTACCATGTCATTATGATGAACATTATAATAAAACTAACCATGAATATAATGATGGCACATTGTATTTTCATACTAATTGTATCATCACGTTTTACGAATATGAAAGAACATGTGACGTAGAATATAATGAAAAATTAGCTGAACAATATATTGAAGATGATACACATTCATTTCTTAAAATAAATGAATGGGATCATGATATACATGAACTTATAACAGTATATTATGAAATATATACAGAATATCGCATATTTATCAACAATAATAACGGCACACAAAAAATATATTGCACCAAAATTAAACCAACAATAATTACGCTTGATGATATTTTATCAGATGAATAAATTAAATACATAAACATATAAATAATTTATAATATATTATATGTCATGTACAGATATTGTTATTTGGAATGAACCAATTGATATATGTGCAATTTGTTTAGATGATATAAATGATTATGATAATAAAAAAATATTAACGTGTGATCACGTATTTCACGACAAATGTGCAGATAAATTATATCATAGACAGTTTAAGTGTTTATGCAAAACAGAAAATGCAAATAAATTGTGCATATCATGTCCGTTATGCAGAAAAAAACAACCAATCGATGATTATTTTTATTTTTCTTTGCCATACCATTCATGTTGTGTTCGTTCAAACATAGAAAAACTTATGAATGGTATGGCAGACGTTGCATATTGCAATTAATTTATCATAAATTAAATAATATTTTGATTTTCAAAATATGTTCTTATTTCGCATAAAAGTAAACTTTCATAATTTATATTCGGATGGTCATCATATTTTTTTGCATTTATTATTCCATCGATAAATATTTTATCTGTCATATTTTCATCAATGTATACACTTGAATACATCGAATGAATTACATCAAAAATAAATCCTCCGCATTTTACCACATGTAAATTACGTGCATTGTGTGTCATTGGTGCCATGATTTTTTGAAATAGTGGGTCACATGCTTTTTCTTCAAGATATTCCACAACATCAAACGTTAAATTTTTATCATTTGATGCAAAAATTACAGTATCACATATATTGACATCATTTTTAAATCCAGCACTTGACAATGTTTGCTTACTTAAACAAATTTTATACATTATTATGTATGGTTATAGTTGTGTCATGATGATGATAACCTATGTTTCAATATTTTTATTTTCAATTTTTACATGTCTTCCGCTAAATAATAAATGTTTTAGTTGAAGTTTTATTTTTGTGCGACATGATGGACATTGTAATTGACATTTTTTTGCATTATGTATTAATTTATCCATACAATTTTTATGCATTAATTTATTGCAACATGTTATTTTCATCATTTTATTCTCATCATTTTCATTTAAATAACATGCAAACTTATCCGCGCATATAACACAATTATCAAATATATTTATTCCTATTATTTTTACTTCACGAGAAACTTTTTTAAAATTGTTATATGTGCTTATAAAATTTACATCAATATATTTTGTATGTTTTGACAATTTTAATAGATAATCATTGTGTGTTTTATTATTATTTATAAATGTCATTAAGTTATCATTATCAATTAATTTATTATCTATCATGAACGACAATAATTTGGACATATCAATATTAAATATACGCAATATGTCAATTACGTTAACATATGGTAAACATAACACATATTTTAGCACATCATTATTTTGTTTTAATGTTTTGCTGAGAAATTCACATACTTCTAAAGTATTATGTTTATCCATAAAAAATTTAAATTCGTTAAATGATATAATCCATGGACCATAACATAAAATATGTTTTATATTTGGACAATTATTATGCAATTCATAATTATAAATATATTTTTTTAATTTAATGTTTGCTAATTTTGACAAATAAAAACATTCAATATACGCATAATCAATCGAAAATATTCTTTGTAAAAAAATTATATTATTACCTAAACATATATTTGATAATCGAATACTTAACGTGTCTTTAAATGTTACGTATGAACGATTATTTATAATGTGATGTACATCATTATATTTCCAATGATTCCAATTATTTATTAAAATATATTCAGACGGCGTATAATAATGTTCATACATATCAAAAATAATTCGCATTAATAATAATATTTCAAAAAATGTATGTTCGTAATCACAATAAAAAATATCATTCATGTTGAGGCGTTTCATTATTTTTGTGTATTTGTTTATTATATTATGCGAACCTAATTCAAATTTCATTTGTGACACTATTAATTTTGTGTCAATAATGCGTTCAAATATGTCATCAAAAACTTTACAAATTATGACGTTATTAATCAAAGCATTCATATGTTCAATTTTGTGTATGTTTTGTGTTACGTATGATGACAATGACAACATATCATTATTATAATGCATAAATAAGTATATATACTGGTTTTTTAGTGTTTTAAGCATATAATTATTTTTTTTAATATATCGAATTTTTTTTATTAGTTTATTAAATGCATGATGATATGATATATTTTTTGCGATTAATGTATATTTTTTAAGTGACATCATTTATTTTTACATATTACGATTCATAATTATCATCGATTAATAATTTCAATTTTTATTGATAATTTATAAAATAATTTGTTAAAGTACATTTAATCAAATGTTGACCTAAAATCTACGACACGTATTGGATGTACGGTATGTTTGGATATACGGTATGTATAATTGGTGCATTATTACATTGAACTAATATTCGTTGTTTAGGTGTCAATATTTTTGCACAACATAATGGACACTTTAACTGTTGTGTTTTCATTTTAAATTTCCATTCTTCTGCACATTTTTTGTGCATTAATTTGTCACAACACATTACTCTCATTAATTTACCATTATTGTGTTTATTTGGATAACATGTGAATTTATTTAGACATATAACACAATTATCAAAAATATGTTTTCCAATTGTTGCAATTTCATGAGAAACTTTTTTAAAATTATTATGCGTACCCAATATTTTTATATCAATGTATTGATTTATATCATTAATGTGTTTTAATAATTTCTGAAATTCGATATCATGTATATCATTTTTATTAACAAATGTCATCAAATTATTTTTGTCAATAATATCATTATCAATCATCAATGTCAATAATGACACAAAATCATGTTTAAAAATTTGTGATATAATCGTTAAATTTAAATATGAAGCATTTAATGAATACATTAAAATTTTTTTATCTTGTTTTAATATGTCGTCAATTAATTCACATATTTTTGAAGTTTTATATTTACGCGAAAAATATTGAAATTCTTCGTATATTTCAATAAGTGGACCGTATTGTAAAATATGTTCGATATTTAAATTGTTGTTAAGTACATTATAATAAATATGTTCGGTTATTTCAAAATGTTGTTTTTCTAGGATAATAATTTTTTCGTGTGTCTTGGATAAGTTAACATCAAATTGAGACTTAATATGTTCATAATATGCATAATCAATTAACAATATTTTTTTTATAAATTCTGTGTTCGTGATTAAATTTGTTTGTTTTAATGTATTGACTAAAAATATTTTATATGCGGTATATGATGTTTTCGTTATGTCGCCTATAATATTATCACACAACTTGTGATCGTAATAATCAAGTTTCATATTTTCGTCAAGTTCGTAAATTATTTGTGTCATCATCAGCATTTCAAAAAATGTATGTTCATGCCCATATTCAAACATACTTTTCATATCAATACGTGATGTGCTTTTTTTATATTTTGTAATAATTTCATCTTCACCATATTTATATTTTAAATAATGCACCAGGGATGATCTATGTTCGTATTTAAATAACATCTTTCGCATAATTGTATCGTTAACATATGATGTCATACATTCTATTTTGCGTAAATTGCGTGTTATAAATAATGACGTTGAAATTTGTTCACATTTGTGACATTTCATAATATACACGTATTGACATTTTAATATTTTTTTCATTTTATTTCTTTTTTTTATTTTTACATATTTGATTTTGTCGTTAATCATATTTAACACACAATTGTATGACATATTTTTTTTTTGTTGCATAATTTAAATTCGTTAGTTGGTTTAATATAAATTTATTATGTGTATTCGTGGGTTATTATAATTAATATCGTTCCAAATATTTGCAATTTCAATTTTATTGTAATTTATAAAATAAATTTAATTTAATTTAATGGATAACATCAATTTGAATACCTTATATTGCCTAAACTATTCGCATGATTAATCCATTCTAAAGCCGGAAACACAAATTCTGTCCAACTACCATGATTTATAGTATATTGTCTAAAATCATTATTATCATAGTCATCGTTATCGTCATCGTTCATATAATGCGTTGCCTTATATAAATCATTTTTTGCTATTATTTTTGTGCAACACATTGGACATTTTAATTGATATCGTTTTATTTTTGATTTCCAATCGTCCGCACATTTTTTATGCATTAATTTGTTACAACATGTAAATTTCATTAATTTATCATCAGAATAACACGTAAAATTATCCATGCAAATAACACAAGAATCAAAAATATGTTTTCCTATTATTTTAGTTTCGTGAGAAACTCTTTTAAAATTGTTAAATGTTATCATTAAATTAATATCAATATTTGGTTTATCATGTATAACATATTTTAAAAATTTATCGTTTGGCAAAATATTGTTATCAATAAATGACATCAAATTATTTTCATCAATTAATTTGTTATCATTCATTAATAATAATATGTCAATCATATCACGTTTAAATATGCGTGATATATCGATTAAATCAATACCATGCATGCTTAATACATATAATAATATATCATCATTTTGTTTTGTCGATTCTTCAATAAATTTGCATATTTTTGAAGTTTTATATTTATTCATAAAATATTTAAATTTGCTTGATGATGTTATTGTTGGACCATATTGTAAAATTTCTTTTTCGTTTGGACAATCATTTTTTAATTCATAACCATAAATATGTTCTGTTAATTCACTATTTAATTTTGATGAAGTACTTAACCTATCATAATATTCGTAATCAATCGACAATATTTTTTTTATGAATTCAATGTTTGTCATTAAATATGTTGAACTTAATTTGTTTAACAATTCATTTTTAAATGAAGTGTATGATATTCGTGTTAAATTATGTATATTGATACATCTTAAACGACACACTAACGCTTTTTCAGTTAACCATTCATGTGTATACATATCATATATAATTCGCATTAATAATAATATTTCAAAAAATGTATGACTGTGACAATTATCAAAAATATTATCCATATGTAAACGATGTATTATTTTTGTATGTTTATTCATTGTATCACATGAATATGACCTGTATTTTAATTGTTGTGCAATTGTTTTTATGTTTACGTCATCGTTAAACACATTATTAAATACTTTGCATATTATAACGTTATCTATTGACGAATTTATTATTTCAATTGTGCGCAAATTTTTTGATACAAATAATGTCATCATTAATTGACATTTATTGTGACATTTTATAAAATACGTTATTTTATATCTTAACATTTTTTTAATTATTTTATATTTTTTTACAACATTATTATTAAATGTCGACACACAATTATTGTCACCATAATTTTTTTTTAATATTTTTGTACTGTTAATTATAATTTTTATCGTCCGCATATTTTCATATAAAAAATCAAATACGTCATTATATGACATTATTTTTACTCAATGTATTTTAATTTATTTGAATAATTTAACATGTGTTGTCCATATTATTTATTTTTCAATTTTTTAATCATAATAAATACTTTTAAACAATGTGTCTTTTTGCAATTCTACATATTGACTTATTTTTGTTGGAATTTATGTATATTATATACATAAACGTTCGGCAATTATAATTATAATAATGTATAATTGTGATAAAACAACATCCCATAAACGCGAAAAAATTTTAAAAACACCATTAATTGGTGATATAACCATTGAATATGATGGTCTTATTATTGCAACGCATACTCAACGTGATTGTATTAATTATTCATTGGAAAAGAAATTTACGTAAGACATTTGTAAAAAAACATTATTTAATTACATAAAAAAATATCAGTCTAATAATGGAATCGTATTATATAAATAAATATATATATGTAATGAATCAATGTGTATAATGTCATTTAATGAATTTGGTAATGAAATCACTATAATGAATCAAAAACATCTCAAATATTGTTAGTGACAAAATATTACGAGGTGACCTTTTTATTAACAGCGGTATGCCAAATTGTGTTAATTTTAAAAACATGCACATTTTATTAATAGTCATAAACATATGTCAAATATTAATGCTAAAGAGTTGTTGCGTTTTATTATAAGTGACAAACAAATATCTTTAATTTCTAAAATAAATGCGTGATAAATTACTTTTAATTATTGTATTTATTAAGAATATAACATTGCAATTCTACCAATTTCACCATGTTTATAAATGTCAAATAATGCCAACAAATAATGTCTCTGTAATTTTTTACATATTTCACGCATCATGTGACAAACCCAACTTTTTGTAGAATAAATGTTTATGTTTATAAAATCGAAAATATCGTGAAAAAAATCATTATTTGGTTCACATCGTTTATATACAGGCACATACATACATTGTTCATTATTTAATATTTTAGCAATAATATCACATATTTTTAATGATTTTATTTCATATGCATTATCACATTTCATATTGCCATTTTTTAGAACTTGCATTATCACAATTTTATCCATTTGTATGTCACCAGATGCAAAATCATAAATTTTACTATTAATTAATGACATATTTTCAATCATTTTCTTATTTTCTAAAATTTTATTTCCAATATATTTCATCGAATCTACATCATGTTTTACCACCAACTCAACTATTTTTTCATCATTTTTTATTTTATCAGAAGCATATAATAAATTACCAATTCCAAATATAATTGCTGTTTTTACTGTTTCGTAACAATCTAATAATTCTTGCGGTAAATATTCCAGTCCTCCACAATCAAGTTCAAGTGCCATTTTAACTATTTCTTTATTATTAATGGTGTTATAACCTCGCAAAAGTTTTACATATGATACTTTATTCTCTGATATTTTTTTTTGTGTGAATTCATATTTTGTCAATAATTTTCGTTTTTTTAATGTTAGTTCAAGTATTATTGCATATGCTTTATTCATAAAAACATGATTATGCAATAAATATTTTGGCGTAATCATCACAAATAATTCATAAAATGTTTCTGAATAAAATTTATCACACCCATTTTCTATAAATTGCAGCATTAATTTTACATTATTTTTAAGTTCCCGACTTGCATATTGAAAATACGACACATCACATCCATTATAATTATGAATATTAATTAACGTAATTTTATTAAATAATGTATATTTATGTTTATATTTATTGTCATCACTTAAATATTTGACGGCAACATAAATTTCATTTTCTATCGCTAAATTTACAAAATCTTGATCATTTTGTATATCTATTTCATGACAATTAAAAATATCAATACATGGTTCTTTATTAAATAATTTTATTATCATTTCTTTTGTTTTTAATGCTTTGCTAGCATAAACAATTGCTTTTGGATAAATATTAATCAATGACATCATAAATTCGTCATTTTGTTTTAATTTTTCGTCTATGTGTGACAACATCGCACATGAAAATAATTCAGGATAATCAACAAACACATCATTGTAATATATTGGAGCATTTATCGTTTGTTTTAGTGCATGATATTGTATTATTTTCATTTTTTGAATTTCAGGTGGCATATATCGTATTGTATAACCATCACTTTTAACAGCAGCTATACATATATCAATATCATTTGCAAATTTATCAATATCTTTTATGACATCATACAATCTTCCATATGAACGAAGTGCTCTTATTATTATTTTAGTTGTCAATTTATTTGGTTCAGTACGGCATAACAAATATGGATCGTG